AACCAATAATAAAAAATTTGTCGGTAGACTTAAAAACTCCATACACTTTAAACGCCTCCGACATATCTACACTGGCGTAGTAGAATAGCAGACAATACAAGCCTTTTAAACTGTTGCGTACTCTGTATGTGATAGCTACGCTGTCGTAGTAGATGTGCACTTCAATGCACAAAGACTACGAACAAACGATAAACACTTATGAGGTTATAATGGAAATAGACGCTAAAATATTAGAGAAATTTGGTATTCTTAAAAATTCAAAGAATGTGCCTTCAACTCTACACGAAAAAATAGAGGCAGAAAAACAAATAGAATTAGCTATGATTAAGAGTGGAATAAAAAGGTTCCACAAAACAATCAATAAATCCAGGGCAAAGGTATCTGATAAAACAGGTAAGCCAAGAGAGACCAATGAAAGTACAACTATCTATGGTCAAGTCTTAATACAAAATGGCCTGGAGCCAATGAACAAATCTATAAATAAATATTTTATAGAAGCATTTGATGGCCATGCTAAACGCTATGCAACTGAAGCTACACTGTTAGCTAAATGTATACCTATCCAGGAAGTCCAAAACGATAACGATGAACGATGGGCTAGTATCAGTTTCATTACTCTAAAAGCAGTATTAGATAGTATTACTGTTTCATCTACACAGACAAAAGCTGTGCTTAAAATAGCAGGTGCTATCGAAGATGAAGCAAGGCTATTGTATTTTAGAGAGAGTGATAACAAGACTTACAGCCAAACAAAAGAATGGCTTAAGACTAAAAACAACTACAGGCATAAAAGGAAAGTATTCCAATATGCTATGAACAGACACCAACTTGAGTATGCAGGTTGGTCAAAAGAAGAGAAGGTAAAACTCGGTAAACTTCTTCTTGAATTATTAGCCAGCACCACTGGGTTTGTGAAGCTCACCAAAACATACACCATGAAAAACAAATCTATTGTTTATGTCCAGGCCACCGAGAAGACTATGGAATGGATAGAACAAAAGAAAATCCACGCAGAAATATTAAAACCATTTAGAGAACCTATGCTGGTTAAACCTAAAACCTGGGATATGAACCCATATTCTGGAGGCTATTATATCAAGGATTTAAGGCCAAAGGAATTAAGTGCCACTGTAGGAGAACTCCACACTAAAAATCAATCAACAAACAACGAGGTAAAAAATGCACTATAATATGATAAAGCGAGGTTCCAGACCTTATCTGGAGGAAATGGCTAACAGAGCCCATGAAATGCCAGAGGTTTACCAATGTATAAACACTCTGCAACAGACACCTTTTATGGTTAATACACCAGTATACCAGGTGCTTAAAACAATACACGATAAAGGATTAGCTGTAGCTGGTTTGCCTAGTGGTAAAATTGAGCTACCACCTAAACCTTTTGATATTGCAACTAATGAAGAAGCTAGAAGAGAATATAGTCGTAAGGCTTTAGCTGTTCATAATTACAATTCAACAATTGATAGTAAGGCTTTGCTAACAGAAAAAATATTTACTGTTGCAGATACATACGAACAATTTGATGAGTTCTATTTTCCATTACAATATGACTGGAGAGGTAGAATTTATTGTGTACCAGAAGGACTTAACTATCAGCAGAATGATTTAGCTAAAGGATTACTTTTATTTAGAAGAGGTAAAGCTTTAGGTACTGAAGCTAGTATGCACAAATTGATGGTGCATGGTGCTAATATGTTTGGCCACGATAAAGATACATTAGTTAATAGAATAAAATGGGTTGAGGATAATGAGAAATTTATCTGTCAATCGGCAGAAGACCCACATAATAATTATGAGTTTTGGGCAGATGCTTCTGAACCAGTACAATTCCTGGCGTTTTGTTTTGAGTGGAATAATTTTGTTAAGTCTGGCAAGAAGCTAACATTTATAACTAATCTTATTTGTTATTCTGATTGTACTAATTCTGGACTACAAATATTTTCAGCATTACTTAAAGATGAAGTAGGTGGTAAAGCAGTTAATCTAATTCCATCTAATAAAGTTCAAGATGTATATGGTGAAGTTGCTAAAGCTACACTTGAATTGTTAGAGAAGGAACCAGATAGTCAATTGAAAGACCTATGGTTAAAGTATGGGATAGACAGGAAGACTACAAAGAAAGTCACAATGTGTATTGTATATGGACTAACACAATTCTCTTGTAGAAAATATATACAGGAACACCTGGAGGAAATGGAAGAAGATGGGATTAAAGATATTCCATTCTCTACAGATAGAAACCCAATACCTGGACTACCAAATATATTTAAAGGTACAGCGTATCTTTCTAAATTAGTTTGGAAAGCTTTAGATAGAGTTATTGTATCTGCAAAAGAAGCGATGAAGTGGTTGCAACAAGTATCTAAATTAGTTTCAGAAAATGGATTGCCTGTAGTATGGACAACACCAACTGGATTTGTAGTTCAAATGGTATGTCCTGTATTAGAAACTAAAAGAATAAATACTTATATGGGTGAGAAAATTTTCAGACCTAAATCTGGAAACTACACACCAGATATAAGAAAAACTTCTATAGCAATTGAAACAAATAAAATTGACAAGAGAAGGGTAGCTAATTCTATAGCTCCTTGTTTTGTCCACGCACTTGATGGAGCCATACTTCAGAAGGCTGTGTGTAAAGCTAATGATGCAGGCATAGAAAGTTTTGCTTGTGTCCATGATAGCTTTGGTGTTTTAGCTTGTGATGTTAATGATATGAATGTTGCAGTAAGAGAAGCATTTGTAGATATATTTGATAATAAAAATCTACTAGAAGAATTTAAGCAGGAAATAATTCCTCAAGTTCATAAAGATAGTAGAAGTAAAATCAAAGAAGCTCCAGCTCAAGGAACGCTAGAATTAAAACAAGTCCTAGGTAGCTGGTATTTCTGTAGCTAAACCACTACGCTAGCGTTTTTAAATAGACACTATAGATGAATACTATCTTCATCATATTGGGTAGCCGAAAACAGTTATGTGTTGTAGGCCAATATTAACGATGGCTACCCAGTAATTAAATCAATCAACAATACCTAGGAGGGTATTTATGCAAAAAGCAAAAACCTATACCTCTCCTTTTGGCAAAGCCATATATCCACATTTATCAAAATGCGATGTTAGGTTCAAAGCTGAAGGTGAGTACAAAGTAGACTTGGAACTCAATGATGTGCAAGCTAATGAACTTCTAAAAACAATAAAAGAATTTCAAGCTAAAGCAGTATCAGAGGCCAAGGATAAAACAGGTAAGAAGCAAATCAAAGAAGCTTCTCCACCTTATAAAAAAGAAGATGGCAAAGTTATCTTCAAATTTAAAATGAAGGCCAGTGGTACCAATGGTAAAACTGGAGATACATTTAAACAGAGACCAGGTTTATTCGACAATGAATTAAAACCTATAAGTCCAGATATAACTATATGGGGAGGTTCAATCCTTCGTGTTAGTTATCAACCATTCGCTTGGTACACACCTATGCTTGGTGCAGGTGTTTCCTTAAGACTTAAATCAGTTCAAGTAAAAGATTTAGTTGAGGGTGGTGGACAATCTAATGGAGCAGATAGCTTCGATAAAGTACATGGCGATAGTGCCAGTAAAAATGTAGGGTCAGATGACGAGGAAGTTCAAGAGGAAGTTTCCAAAGCAACCGACTTCTAAATTCAAATCAAAGCTTGAGGAGGATTTTAATAATTTTCTAATCAAAAATAAAATTAGATTTGGTTATGAAGATTATAAAGTATCTTACCTCAAGCCAGAAAAACCATCCAAATATACACCAGATTTTAATTGTCCAGCAGTAGATACATTTAAAATTATATTTGAAACTAAAGGACAATTCTTAACTTCCGATAGGAAGAAACATTTATTAGTTAAACAACAACATCCAGATTTAGATATTAGATTTGTATTCTCAAATTCTAAAACAAAAATTGGAAAAAAATCTAAAACAACTTATGGCAAATGGTGTGAACTAAAAGGGTTCAAATACCATTGTGTCTATTCAACAAAGAAACTTCTACCAGATGAATGGATTAAAGAAGTTTTAAATCAACAGGAAAAATTATGAGTAGAAAAACAACAGACTATTTTATTATACATTGTACTGCCACTAAACCTTCAATGGATATTGGCTTCGAAGAAATAAATAGATG